ACCCTAAACATTGCGTTGGGTAGTACTTCTTCAACCTTACCTTCAAGGCTGATCATATCTTCTTTGGCCACGATTAAACCTTCTCTCCTTTTAGTCCTTTAATTACGAGCTCCTTAGCTCGTTTGTCTAACTCAACTGCTTCAATTTCTTGCATCTTATGAGCCATTAGATTCATAAAATCAGAAAGGGCTGCTACACCCTCTTCTGTCCAATGACTGTAGTTAATACCTACGGAACTATGGTAGTAGTATTTACGATTGCGCGAGAGCTCTTTGATACTTCCGTATAAAAGAGCTTTAATTGACTCAGAGTCCATGTTAGATTTTTTCACCTGCTTTAAAACCGCGGAATCGTAGAAATCTAGGAAACCGGAGGCTGTATATATCTTCACTATCTTGATTGAGAGTCGCCGCATCTGCGCGGACTTCCACGATCTGGCCAGTGAGTGCATCTTTGCTCGCCCAAAATTCATCACGCTGTTCATCAGTAACACCCGACCCAACGTTGACCCGAATCTTTTTACCGTCATCTTCACCTTCGCAGATGAGAGCACCGAGTCGACCTGCATTTTTACCTGTCCCTTCTTCAACGGCTACAACAGCCAAACTAACTTCAATAAATGGTTTTTGCTTGAGCCAAGCAACATGACGTTTACAAACATATGGAGCATCAATGTCTTTGATCATAATACCTTCAAAGCCTGCTTCAATGGCATCTTTGTTGTATTGCTTGAACTGCATTTCCCCGACTGCTGTATCTAAGTCTACTTCAATCTGAGGAATGATATCAATGCCACCAACTTTGTCCAGGGTAGCTTTCATTGAAAGTAACAAATTGGATCGACGTCGTTGACCCATAGTGCTCTTGCCTGCAAGGAATTCGGATAATGGCAGAATATCAAATGCCATTAGGCGAGCGTCACCTGCTTCGGCATCGCTTTTACGGTGGACTTGTTTCATTAATGCTTGGAAGCTAGAGCTAACCACTTCGCCGTCAATGACAATACTACGTTCAAACAATTCAATATTATCTTCAATGCCTTTGGTAATGTGTCCAAAGTTCTCTAGAATCTTGCCGTTGCGACTGTAGATAGTAGCAGAACGTGCTCCTGCATCGATAATCAATAGAGCACGAACACCGTCGAGCTTTGGCTCAAGTAGTTTCTTACCGGTTACTTTGCTTTCATGATTAGCGCCATCATGTGCCAACATGCATTCAAACAATGGCACAGCATTCTTAACAATCTTGTTGATTGTCTTTTCAGAAACGCCACATCGCAAATCTTTGATAAGGATACGACGATACCAATCGTTCCATTGATTTTTTGTGCTTGCAGACAAAGCCAGTTCAATTGCAGAACGAGCATCGTCACCAGTGAGCTGTCGTGTGCGTAGTAGTTCACACAGTTCTTTAAATGCAACCCAAGGAAGTCCTTGACCATCTGGGCCAGAAAAGCTAGGTACTTTCTTTACACAAAATGTAATAAACGGGCTCAAAGCCAATTGAAAGCCTTCAAACAACTCTACGTTGTCTTTTTCTGCTTCAATAATTGCTTCTTTATTAAGACGGCTGGGATGATCTTCCAGACTACGGATAACTGCGTCACAAGGTGTAGACATTATTTTCCTAATTTACTGTTCATACGCAAATTATACATGTATTTTGGCAACTTGTCAAGTAATTTTTACCATTTAGATTGAGAAACTACTTCCGCATCCACAAGTAGATTCGGCATTTGGGTTCTTTATTGTAAAGCTACTACCCATTAATTCTTCTTTGTAATCAATTACAGCACCTAGCATATACTGCATACTCATAGCATCTATAAGAATAGTCATTCCTGGGCGTTCAATTATAAAGTCATCTTCGTTTTGCTCTTCGTCAAACGTAAATCCATATTGGAATCCAGAACATCCCCCACCCTGTACGAAAGTACGTAGCTTTAAGTTTGGGTTATTCTCTTCTGCCAATAATTCAGATACCTTGGCAATAGCAGATGCGGTTATTTCAACTTGTTCCATATTATTAAATCCTAAAACTTTCGCCGCAACCACAACGGTCACGTTCGTTGGGATTGGAAAATTCAAATCCCTCATTGAGTCCATTTCGAACCCAGTCTATTATCATTCCGTTAAGATAAACTTGGCTTTTCATATCTACCAAAACTATAAAATCTTTATGTGCATAATTTGTAACACCTACTTCGGGTGTGTACTCATCTACAAATTCAAGAACATAAGCAAGGCCCGAACACCCAGTGGTTTTTACACCAATACGTATGCCGACACCTTTGCCGCGTTTGGTCAAAATTTGAGTTATCTTTTTAGATGCCGTGTCTGTTACGGTAATCATTTACAGCCGCTTTGATCGCGTCTTCAGCAAGAATTGAGCAATGTATTTTAACTGGGGGGAGTGCAAGATGTTCGGCGATCTCAGAATTCTTAATAGATCCTGCTTCTGCCAACGTCTTACCTTTGACCCACTCCGTAACGAGTGATGAACTTGCGATTGCGGAACCACATCCGTACGTTTTAAACTTTGCGTCTTCAATGATGCCTTCATTGTTTACCTTGATCTGTAGTTTCATTACATCACCGCAGGCAGGTGCACCGACCATGCCGGTGCCTATTGTAGGATCATCTTTTTCAAAAGATCCTACATTTCTTGGATTTTCATAATGATCAATTACTTTATCGGAATAAGCCATTAATTTTGACCTTGCCCTTCAACGCAGGATTCGCACTCGCAATCTGGGCAATATTCGCAATCTGAGCAACTATGCCCGCAATGGTGTTCGCACCCACACTTGCATTTTCTTGTAAATCGTTTATAACTGTTATAGTCATCCATATACAATGGGAGTTTATTTTCCGTCATAATCTTTTACCGGGCCGCCATGTATTTCACTTTTCATCTTCTTGCCACGAAGTGGAACTCCGCTACCTTTGACTCCTTGCTTGCCAGTACCTGCTGTATGGTCGCTGTCGTGTTTCAGTAAACCGTGACTCACGCATTGTGAATAGCGGACGTTACTTAAACGAGAATGCCCTACTGAGCATTGGCTAGCAGTAGGAGCAGGGAGAGTTTTTTCAGATAATAGATCAATAATTCGCATCAAGTATTTATTTGAAAAGAATCAATCCCATCAAAACTACTTGCGCGATAAAGCCTACACAAATTGTAGAAACATACAAAAAGTTGCGCTCGATTAAACTCTTAAAGAATAGAGTAGTAAGTGAAGCCCATACAAAGATCATAAGGTCTACAGGGGGTAACTTGTCATTCTGTGCTAAAAGCACTGATACAAGAGTAGGAATTGCCGCAAAGTGCAGAAGCACAATGGTAATCCATCCCAATGTGTGAGCACTGATATGTCCAATATGCTCTTTGAAAAATGCAAGAGTTACGGAAAAGAGATTGTTAATAAATTCAAAAAATTTCATGTGTCTGCTCTTATTTGTAAAAAATGTGATTACCAATTTTTGCTATCTTTTCCCGCTTCCAACCAGGATTTATATAATCCCCATGGAAGTACATTGCCTTTTCCAAGGCAGGTAGACGGAATCCTTCCAATAGAACTTTCTTAGCTACTTCTTGGCTCTCTCGATAGTTTGCATTGTTAGGTGGATTTGCTCCTGAATTTCTGTCACATACCCAACTAAATTGGCATAGTACTTTTTCGTAAACAATATTCTTTTGGTAAATTGTCTTGCAGATATCGCTAGGATACAGACCGCTTTCGGTTCTGTTTAGCGTAACCTGTGCAACTGCAACCTTGCCTTCAAACGGCTGGTTACCTGCTTCGTGGTAGATATTTTTGGATAAACAATTTAATTGTCTCTCCCTCATTGCTGTTGTGATTTGAGAACTCTCTTGTGGCTCGAACTTTGCTAGTTTGTCCGATACTGTCCATTTGAGCAAAAACACTGAAAGCATCAGTGCCAACACCATAAGTAAAACCTTTACAGCCGTAATTGCGGCGGGAATGGTTACTTGTGCTTCTTGTTCCCTATCTAGCGTTAACTCAGTCATATAGACCTCCTTTTTCGTTAGTGGTAAAATAGTTATCAACTAAGCCACTAGTATAGCAAGAAAGAGTGGTAAAGTCAAGCCTTTTTGGTAAAAACTGCTTACTTAATGCCAATTAGCATGTATCTTGTGAACTTCCAATCTGGATAAACAAATTCTTTTTGGCCTGCGTACAATGTTTGGCTGACAGGGAATAGTTCAGTAAATGCTTCCAATGTTTCGCTGTGTACATGATGATCATCATGCGTCATGTTATTGCCTTGTAATATTACTCGTGTACCTTTCGGAATACGATCAAACCAGTCCATGCTTTCAAAGTGTTCAGTGCTGGTGTTAATAATCAAGTCACCAAACTGGCCTTCATAGTTGTTGCAGTCCTGTGTAAAGGCCTTGAACTTCCATTCCTGCCATACCCAGTTCTCGTTAATCATGTCAGCGACCTCTTGGCATTGTGGGTCGATGTCTAGGCTACGGATCTTGTCAACATTGAACTTGCCTCTGCTCAACAATAGGAATGCTGTGACACCATACCATCCGCCATAGATGTAGGTAAGACTGGATTGCCAATTTAACTTTTCAAGTTCTTCGCATAGCCAAATCTTGCTGCCAACTTGACCACTGCTGAATGCATCTTTATTCACGTTCATACTTTAATCTCAATATGTTTAACAGCAGGCCATTCCTGCCACACTCGTTGTTTAGTATGATACAGAACAGCACCCATTGCACTACTAGGATCTCCAGGATTAGGCAGGCTCCATGTGTAATCAAAATTTTTCACAACTTGTTTATTAGCACGACTATTCATAGCACACCCACCCATGTAGACTAGGTTGTTGGTCTTAATAAATTGCTTGGCTTTGAACATAACCATTTCTACTTGAAACTCGAACATCTCTTGCACAGCGGCAGCAAGGTCACACTTCTCTTGTTCAGACCATGTTTCGCAACTCCAATTACGGATACCTCGATGGAAATTGTAATCCAATTCCATAATACCTGGTTTAAAGTACATTGCTATAGTATCTTTGAATCGCTTAGGATTGCCGCGCTCTGCCATCTGCTGGAACAGGTATTCATCACGGATAGGTTGTAGTCCAACAAACTTGGTAAAGGCAGAATAGAACAATCCTAAACTATGAGGATAACTGCGGCTCCATACTTTCTTTATTTCACCGTGTTTACCTTCCCAAATACTAGCACACTCAAACTCCCCAATCGCATCTAATACTACTATGGCACAGTGATTAAATGGACTTGTATAGTATCCGGCGGCTGCATGACTAGCATGATGCGGAGTATATGTAATAGGTATGCCTCCAAGGCCTTGCTTCTTCAAGCTACGACTAGGCAACACACTCATATCAAATGCTGTGTTGTATTGTCCGGCCTTTATTTGTCTTGCTTTCTTTATCCAAGGTTGCTCGTACCAAAAGATACGATCTGGCTCCCATCCTCTAAACAATGCTGTACTGGTTAGTTTACGAAGCGTATCATCTGTTTCGTCAACCGAAGTACCTACCAGCTTGCCATTGTCAAATATAGCAAGGCTGCTGCCGTGATTAAGTGCGTTAACTCCCCAATGTATCATTTGTAGATAAACGGGTCGCGGTTACGTAAGTCTTCAAGTCGTTTCTTTAGTAACTTACGATTAACATACCACCGGTATGGATTCTTTAAAAATTGTAAAAAGTTGTGCATATGAATATTATTATAGCAGTACTTATCTACAATAAATAGTCCATAAGGATAAAAAATGGACCAAACACCCGGTAAACCTATTAGAACATACGCAGAAAACGGACAATGGCGTGACTGGAGCACGGACGAATTAGTAGGTGCAAAGTTAAATTACATCACAGGCTGGAAGTGTGGAGCAGGTGTAGATAGTCTGTTTATTGATATGGACGGAGGCGTGTGGACTGCTAGCTGTAGAGTAGGCGGACCACTTGGTAACGTATTTGAAGATTTTAGAGTGCCGGAATCGTGGATTGACTGCACAAGAAACAACTGCTCCTGTGGTGCAGACTTGTTTATTCCTAAGACACAGAAGATCGAATTCCGCCCGTTGTTACGTAAAGGTCAAGGACTACCGGTTCAATCCGAACTTCGTAACGACGAGCTTACAGAGTTTGTGGCAATGGAGCGAACACACGCCAGCACACAAAAACAAATCTATTGGGAAATTAGCCGTAGATGTAATTACGATTGCTCATACTGCTGGCCGTGGATCCATAACAACACTGATAGACATAAGTCATTAGAAGAACTAATGCACGCCACACATAACTTAGAGAAGCACTTTACCAAAGGTGAATCAGTTAACTTTATTATCTCCGGCGGTGAACCTACTGCCAACAAGAACTTCTTAGACTGGTTGCGTTACTTAAATGTAATGGGACATCATGTCAGCTTACACAGTAACGGAAGTCGCTTGCCTGACTATTACAGAGAAGTTATTCATTACGGTGATCTTAACCTAAGCGTACACTTTGAGTTTTATGATCGTGCTAAGTTTGTTAAGGTAGTAGAAGCGGTAGCACATGAGAAAGCAACTGTAGAAGGGTGCGGACATTTAGAAGTTAAGTTTATGATGGCTCCTCACAACAGAGAAGAGACCTTGGCACTAGAAGAAGAACTTAAAGCATTACCGTACTTCAAGGATTACTGTACATGGGCCATTGTTCCTATTCGCGGTGACCTTGACAACAAGAACAGCGCACCAAACTTAAAGTCTGGTAGCGAGGTGATGGATGGGTATACTAAAGAAGATTACATATTGTTTGGGGATCGTAAATGAAAGCCACAGTTATTGAAAATTTTTTAACTGAGGATGAGTTGTTCGATATTGAGAAAGGGTTTAGAGCCAACACAGATACTAAGCTATGGATCGAACCAATATTATGGCTTCCAGGAGAACAAGCACAGGCATTGTATTGTTATCCTGGACCTAGTTATAAAAACAAGTTATGTGATTCTATCAACGAAAAAATAAATGTAGTATTTGGAAAAAATGAATGTGATAACTGGCACATCTTAAATGGGTATAGGCCATATGGAATACACACAGATTCGTTAGATGATATCGTTGATGCTCATATACATTCTTTGCCGGATGGTTATGAATTTGGATGGACATTTTTAATTCCACTAGACGATTATGACACCAACACAATTGTGTTTAACGAAGGAAGTGCAAGAACAAAGTTATCAAACAATTGGATCGAACACGAATCCAGAGTACCGCAACACTCAATTAGCAAAGATATATATCAACAATATCTAACACATGAAAGTGAAGAACTAATTAGTTACTTTTCTATTGATATTATATTTCCATGGAAAAAAGGTAATCTATTAGCAATGCCTAGAACATCGTTCCATTGTAGTGATAATTTTGCAATAAAAAAGATATTTGAAAAAAGAGCACTCATTGGGTGGTCTTTATTGCCTTTATGATTAATAAAGTTCTGTGTACAGCACCACTAACGGCAGCATTGATTGACACCAACAAAGGTGTCAGACCTTGTTGTGTTTATACTCCTAACTACATAGGTAATATTAAAGAACAACCACTTGTTAATATTATTAATAGTACAGAGTGGAAAACACTCAAACAACAAATGTATAGTAATGAGTGGGCGCCTGGATGTACACAATGCAAAGAACGAGAACAAGTGTCAGACTGGAGTGTTCGAACATTGTTTACAGATGGAAGTTTTGACATAGATGGTTGGGAAGACGAAAAGTTAACTTATCTAGAATTCAACGGAAGTAATATTTGCAATCTCGCATGCCTACATTGTACTCCTGGATTCAGTAGTCGTTGGGTAATTGATAACAAGAAAGCACAAAAGGTACTTTCAACAATGGATGATACAAAGAAGTATCGTATCAGCCACATTGATGCTGTTATTGAATATACTAATGATACAACTGATCGTTCGACTAAGATGCATTTGCCCGATCCTTCGCTTATTATTGAAAACTTAAAAGGATTAGATTTAACAAATCTTAAAACAATTAATTTCAAAGGCGGAGAGCCGTTGCTTAACTCTGAAACACTGGCAATATTAAGTTACTTAGATGAGCAATCTATACTACCTAACGTGCGTATTATATTGTCTAGTAACGGAACATATATCAATCCAGCAATCATTGAAGCCTTTAAGAAGTGTAAATCTATTTTGTTTAATTTGTCACTAGACGGAGTTGGAGACCTATTCAATTATATCAGATATGGCGATGCCAAGTTTAGTGACATAGAGCCTGTAATTGCAAAATTAAACGAACTACCTAACATTAAAATTGAGTGTCAAACTGCTGTTATGAATTACAACATATTCAATCTAGCAGAAATTAGAGAGTGGGTAAGTCAATTGTCTACCAAATATAAAACAGTTAGGAAAGAAGGAGGCTATGCAAATTGTGTACAACATCCAAACTATCTGTCATTACAAACTCTATCAGATAGCACAAGACAACAGTTAATAGAACACTATAAGAATATAGATCACACCGAATTCAAACAAGTTATCAACACACTCGAAGGATCGTATGCAGGAAACAATGTGCATAACATGTGGGTTGACTATACAGAGCTAATGCAGACTGTTAGAGGTAACAATATATTAGATATTGTTCCCCAACTAGAATCAGAATTAAAGTACAGAAATGATTAATAACGTTTTATGCACAGCACCATTGGCGTCTGTGTTGATAGATACAAACAAGGGTATTCGTCCGTGTTGTTTCTTTGAAGGTAAATTTTTAGGTAACTTGAAAGAACAATCTATTACTGAAATAATCAGCAGTGAGAGATGGAAACAATTAAAACAGCAGATGTATAATAAGGAGTGGCCCATTGAATGCATTCCTTGTAAGAATACAGAAGACAATACCGGCTTCAGTCTTAGAAAAGCATACACAGAAGGAAGCATCGATGTAACAGGGTGGGAAGAAGAAAAACCAGTCTACTTAGAATTTAACGGAAGTAATATATGCAACTTAGCTTGCTTGCATTGTCATGCAGGGTTTAGTAGCAAATGGGTAATTGAAAGTAAAAAAGTAAGGAACCTTATCAACACTTATGACACTGATAAAAAAGAAAGGTTACATAGATTTAGATCTGTTGTAGAGCTCAATGATGAAGCTAGACACCAAACAACAAAAATGCATCTACCTAATCCAGAATTGGTTGTTGAAAATTTAAGGCAACTTGATCTTTCAAACATTAGAACAATTAATTTTAAAGGCGGAGAGCCATTGCTTAACGCTGAAACCACATCAGTATTAAAGTACATGAACGAGCAAGGATTGTTAGTAAACATAACTGTCTTTGTTGTGACAAACGGAACTTATATTACACAAGAAATTATAGAACTACTAGGTAAATGTAAACATGTTGAATTCCTAATCTCAGTAGATGGTGTCGGAGAACTATTCAATTATATCAGATATGGCGATGCTAAGTTTAGTGACATAGAGCCTGTAATTGCACAAGTAAGCACATTGTCAAATATCAGTATACGTTCTAGTACATCAACTATGAATTACAATGCATTCCATCTAGTAGAAATTAGAGATTGGTTTGTAGGATTATCTAAAAAATACAATAACATTGTTGCAGAATTAGGATTCCAAAACACTGTTCAAAGTCCTCCGTACTTGTCTGTTAATACTTTATCAGATAGTACACGAGCAGAGTTAGTTGAATATTATACAGCAAACAATATGAACAACGAGTTCGATGTTGTTATCAATACTTTAAAAAATAGTTACTTAGGCGATGAAGTACATAAACAATGGGTTGAGTATACTGAGCTAATGGAAACAGTTAGAGGCAACAACATATTAAATATTGTGCCCCAACTAACCAACGAGATAAAACCAAAATGAGAGAATACAGTATTCATCTAAAGAGGAGGATAATTAAAGATCCTGTTCTAGGAGAGTTGCAATATGAAGAATACGATTCTCCTAAGTCATGTAAGTTTGATAAAAACGAATTTATTTGCGACTTACCATTTAACGATATTGAAGTGCAAGGAAACGGCAACGTACATATGTGTTGCCCTGGATGGAACCCAGCATCAATAGGTAATCTGTTGACAGAAGATCTAAACGCCATGTGGAATAGCGAAAAAGCAAGGACGATTAGAAACTCTATTACAGATGGAACATACAAATACTGCAATGCAAAGACATGTCCTGCAATGTCAGCAGGTGGCGGGCCACGCATTGTTCCTAAGTCTACCTTTGTTGATCCGCAAAATGAGTATCCTAAGAACATAGCATTTTCAATTGACAATACTTGCAATTTAGTTTGCCCTAGTTGTAGAACTTCCCGTATAGGAACGCTAGATCCTGTGGCACATAACAAAGCATTGACTATTTTAAGGACAGCATTTAAGTCAGTGTTTAACACACCGCATGACAAATCTATAACAATGACATTTGATGGATATGGCGAGATATTTTTTAGTCCTGTGTATAGAGAAATATTTGATACAGAAGAAGTATTTCATAATCCAGAGAAGTGGCCTAACTTCAAAGTAGTATTATGTACAAACGGTGTTATGATGACAGAGAAGATCCAACAAAAATACAGCAATCTGTTTGATAGACTAAGAGGAATCAGGATTAGCATAGATGCCGGTAACAAAGAAAGTTACGATAAAGTTCGTTGCGGTGGAGACTGGGAACTGCTATGGGACAACATTAACTATCTGTACAAAAACACTTTAAAAGATAATCCTAATAAAACATGGGCATGGAATGTTGTATTGCAAGAAGATAATTTTGAATCTATTCCCGAATTAATCAAGTTAGCATATCAATATCCAGACAACCTTCCAGAGATATACATTGTCAATATACTAAACTGGGGAACCTACAAACAAGAAGTGTTTGATCAAAAAGCCGTATGGGGTGCAAGTTCTACGAAACATAACCAAGTTAAAGATATATTAGCTTTGCCAGAAGTAATGAACTATCCTAAAATACAAATACCCAACCTAAATTAAAATAACTAAACATATGGATAAAGATACTTGGATAGCGGAAAACTTAATTCCCAAAAATGTAGAGCAGGATAGAAAACCCAGACTGAATGTAAAGTCAGTAGATGTATTCACGGCAACTAGAAAAACAAAGTTTACTATATGCGTACTGGGTAGTTGGGCAATTTACATGCCTCCGTATAATATTGCAAGGCTTTCTAGTTTAACTAGAGAAGCTGGGTATGCTACAACGGTATATGATTTTAATGTCGAGTCCCATTATGCACTCAAACAAGCAAATCCTGATTTAGCAGATGCATGGAATGGTGCTAACTATTTCTGGTGGCAAGATCCAGAGTACTATAAACGCATTCATCCTACCTACGAACCAATCTTAAAAGAATACCTTGAAATATTAGTAGCAACTGATACAGATATATTTGGATTCAGTACCTACTATACAAACATACTTCCTACAAAGTGGATAGTCACTGAACTAAGGAAGCGTAGGCCAGATGCTACTATTGTACTGGGCGGACCCGAATGTCACGAAGAATACTTTAGACTGCCAAATGATGTAGACTATTACTTCATCGGCGAGAGTGAACAAAACATACTAGACTTCTTGAATAACTGGGAACAAGGTATTAAGCCTGCACAACCTGCTATCGGAAGTTTATACAGCGATACCCGAATTGATATCGATAGTCTGCCGTACCCTGACTATTCTGACTTTGATCTTTCAAAGTATTGGGGTAAGAATTCTATCTGTGCTGAAATAAGCAGAGGATGTATTGCAAAGTGTAGTTACTGCACAGAAGTGTACTATTGGAAGTTTAGAGATCGCGGAGCAAATAACGTAGTAGACGAATTAGAATATCAAGTTAAGAAATACGGAATTAGTTTTGTATCCTTTGTTGATAGTCTAATGAATGGAAACTTAAAAGAGTTTAGAAAATTCTGCGATGAGTTGATAAAAAGAAAGTTAGGATTTTCTTGGTGGGGTTATGCCAGAGCCGACGGGCGCATGGACTTAGACTTTTATCAAGCAATGGCAGATGCAGGATGTCAAGGATTTAATTATGGTATTGAATCTGGTAGCGATAAAGTTTTAAAAGCAATTAATAAAAAGAACACAGTAGCAGAAATTAACCAGAACTTTATTGACTCTGAGAAAGTAGGTATGAAGGTATCTGCCTGTTGGGTAATCGGTGCGCCAGGCGAAGACATTGAAGCATTTACGCACAGCTTTAATATGCTATGGAATCACCGTACTAGAATTATGGCTGTTAGTCCTGGACCAGGGCTAGGCGATAATATGGGATCTGCTTACGATGATAGAGAAAAATACAATATCAATCCTAGAGAAAAGCCATGGCTAGGAGGATGGTATTCATTAGACCTAACCAACACACGCTTACATAGACATATTAGAATTAAGTTAATGCACATGTGGCTTTACCTATGTAGAGAATACGGCGGAACATTAACCAATGTACATAAGATTGGGAATATCACAGATCACTTTGATGTTACATTTGATTCCGAATACATTAACGACAGTGTTGAATACGAAAACTTTGATTTCAATATTATCAACTCAGGACACGGTGCCTTTGCAGACAGTGTTATGAATGAAGTATTTGGATTCCTTCGTATGCTATGGAGAGTCCGCGGAGGCTACGAGATTAATATTAAATTTAATAAAGATCTAGACCATCAAGATTTTATTTTTGCCATATCACCTGATACACATAGATACAATGCAGATGTTTGGTTTAAAATTGACGACAATGGTAACTTCCAAACTAAATGTAAATTTAATTTTAAAAATAACGATAGGTATGTAGTTTCATTATCTGGATTTGATTACGAGTATATTTCAGAAGGACAGTGGAAAGAATCTAAAAAGACACAAATGAAAAAGATATTTTTCATTAAGCAAGAAGTCATTGATCAAATTAACCTTCCGCTTGAAAGTTGTTTCTCATCAGTTAGTGTTCCAGAAAGATCATTACTTTTAAAAGTTGCAAGATCGCTACACAAAGATTCAATAGTAGTTGATGTAGGATCGAGATTTGGTGGTAAGGCTGCTATATTTGCACATGCCAATAAAGATATAGTCATCCATAGCATTGAAGATTTTTCAGAAATATCGTTGCAGGAAGAGTTTAAAGGAATGGAGTCGTGGGTCAAAGTACAACTGCACGACATTTGCGGAAATTTAAACATTGATCCTACACAGGCTGATGATTTATACAATGGCATCACTGAAGACTTTTCTGTAGATCCAACAGGAGAACTAACATGGAATCGCATTGCAGGAAAGCATGCCAATGTATTCCTACATAAATTCAAGTCCCCTGAAGATATGCAAGCATGGGATGCACCAGTTGACCTATGTGTAATTAGTTTCCATCAAAATCCTAGATTAAGAGATAACATAGATTTTTGGAAAAGTCGTATTAAGCCAGATGGATATATAATTGCACATCCTTATAATGAAAAGCTGTGTGTAGATGTCTACAACGAATTTACATTACTAATTAACGAAGGATGGAAAATTGTTGAGCGAGCAGATATGATGTTGGTATTGCAGAAACCTTAAAACGTAGATGGAATAAAGTTTGCAAGCTCATTTGCAAACTTTTCTATTGTACGTTGATTAGGGTGTGGATTGTTATTAGCTATTATCAATTCTGGATTAAAGTTAATAATTGATGCCCACGAATGCCCTGCAAATGGAAAATAATTATTATCAAAGTCAGGTATAAACTTATACCATTTAGAATGATCAGTTACATTAAGTTGTTCAATTGTATAAGCCTGCAGGAACGAAAATGGTCCTATTTTTAGTTCAGGATCAATGGGATTATCAACACTTCTAAAAAATGTATAAGTCATATTATTACACTTCAAGAAGTTTTCTAATAACATTATACTTCTAACGTAATCCATAACAGAGTCATGAATATCTGCATCAATTATCCTTGCCTTAATATAATCATCTAAGTTTGCCTTAGTAGGATCTGGATCATTAATCTGATAATGACCTATTGTTAAATCAATAAATGTATTTGAAACAGTAGAATACTTCATTACCCTAGAAATTGCAGTCCATCCTATTACAACATGATACTGTTGTCTTTGTTCAGGTGGTATAGATTGTATATAGGCAATAGTCTCAAGTGCAATATGTTCATTACTCTTTCCATCTTCAGAGATATCAATTTTATCTAATCCTAGTTGTTTACCAATAAGTCCAGTTAGATTAATATTCTTGCGATACTCTAAATACTCTTTTCTAAATTCAAACTCTTCAGGGGAAGATTCTTCTAGCCAGTCTTTAAATGGTCTATTATGTTCTTTATGGAATTGTTCCCATGCAAAACAATCTCCGGCCATAAAGCTACATCCGTTGAATAACAAAGTTTTCATATAGGTTTAATTTCAATAACTTTCTTCTCTTGCTCTCTTAGCAATTGTTTAGAATGCCAATTGGAAACTTGTTTATGAACAAAGTGATTAAGTTTTTCCCAATTACCATGTGCAACATGATTATCAGTTTCACCTGGTTTTAATTCTTCAACTTGTGGCTCTAGTGTTTGCATAATAACACTTAGATCGGATGCAGGCAAATTCCAAATGCCTAAATGTTCAGGATGGTGAATAGTATTATACCAAAGGTGTACTTTATTCTCTGTTGTAAACTTAACAAACTCGGGCATTTCCCACCAATTGGTACGCATTGGATTAACCATTACACTCAAACCTCTGTCGTTGTCTTTGCAGTACTGATTAAATGTTGCAAAGTTTTCCATTAGGTCATCAAAGTTTCCATTAATACGAATTGACTCGTAGTTTTCTTTATCTAAACTATCAATGCTGATATTTAAACTTACATTACATTTTTCTAATATTGCTCTAACCTGTTTATTATATACAGTACCGTTAGTGGCAATGTTAATTCGTAGTCCAGGATTAATCTCTGCAACCAACATACAGATATCATATACAATCTTTTGTGCAAAAGGTTCACCGCCGTTAAATCGTAATTCTTCTAAATGAGGAATAAACTCTTTTAACTGTTCTACAAAACTGTCATCGTATACCTGTGGCATTGGAGGTAGCTGTTCTCTATTCTTGCGTATACCAGAACTCAATCTGCCTTCGCACATAACACATTCAAGATTACATTGATTGCTAAGTTCTAACTCTAGTAACGTAGGATATTCTTTTATACTGAACCCATCATATGCCAATGCCAGCGGCCATGTATCTGCTTCAATCTTTTGTTTGCATACTCTACAATCGCTGTTGAAGATACCTTCTTTAAGATTGTTCCTATACTCAGTAAACTTCTCACCAAACCAGATATCTTTTATACTGCGTGTAGGACTCCACTTATCTAAATGTCCTACTAACAACCAGCAAGGTGCAACATTACCTTCTGTGGTAAAGTACATGTTATTATAAGGAGCAACACACGGACTGATTTTATTAATTGTCCTGTTCATATCAAACTGTTGTCGTTTGATATTGTACTCTTCAATTTGTGTTGTTGTTAATTTATTCATTCGCTCTATACTCATTCAACAATGCTGCCCATTCTCCAAACGTCTTATGAAAGTCCTGTCCTCGTACCATATCTCGTTCTTCATTTAGTTTAATAAATTCTTCAACAAGAGATGCATTGTCGCATGATAAATGTAAAAAGTTTTTTACAGTATCAAATTCAGGTGCTGTTAATCTTGCAGACACAATGTCTTTTATCTTATCAGGTAAGTTTTTAATGCTGTGGTTAGGAGGATAATGTAATATGTTATAGTACGTAAAGAACCCAATGCTCTTTGCCCATTCTAGATAGTCTGGCAAGAAGTAAACATTAAAGATGCTTACAGTTGGACACAATGTAAGGAATATATTACTGTGTTGATCACGTAATGCTGCAAACTTCTTAATGTTTTCTTGCACTACATTCCATTCAGCAGGGTAACGTTCGTATTCTAAACGAGTTCCTAAGTCATCAATAGAAACACACATTGTCACTTCTTTAAACTGTACAATCAAGTCTAGGAACTTTTTATTATACAATGTTCCGTTGGTATTAAGCAAGATAGTAATGTATCTCGCTCTGCCTTCATTTATCAACAACTCTAATACTTTAATGTTCTCCGGGCTTGCCATTGGCTCGCCTCCGGTAATTTCTAAATGCACAAGATCCTGTGCCCATTGTCGAATTACATCTTCGTTGGCTGTTCCTAATATTTTATTAGATAACCAATATGCACCATCCTCAACTTTAATATTGTATATTTCTTGATACTCTTTAAGGAATGTAGAGCTTGCCTGTGGACCACATATTCTGCATTTTAAATTGCATACATTATTAAGTTTAAAGTCTATTGCTTTTGGACCAGCTGTTGCTATACGATTAAACTCCATGCCTGATGTGTTAATCTTTTTGTCTTTGGCAAATTGTAATCTAAACGAAGGAATACCTGCTGCCTCTTCGTCCCAACAGCTTTGACATTCTCGTGGCTTCTTACCATCTAAGAATGCTTGACGTAACTCCTGAAACTTAATGTCATTCCACACAATATCCAAACTGCCGTCTTTCATATTTGGCAGTTGATATTCGTTAGTTGGACTAGGTTGTGCAAATTTACAGCAAGGACGCAACGAGCCATTAACATCTGTAGACAGATTTATCCAAGGCAATGCACAAAACGTATCAGACATTATGTTCCTTCAATAAACTATACAACTCAGGAAATGTTTCTGCAAACTCTTGTTTCCTATATTCATCATGTAATTTTGTTGTATCAAAGAACTTTGTTAATTCATCTTGATTACATGTCCTATCATTCATAAACCTTATTAAGTTATCAATAGTAGGAGACCACTCTAACATAGTAACTGTAGATAAATCAATAGAACGTAGTTTTTCTGCTACCACTAATTTTACAGACTCTGGTAGGTTTACAATACTATAATGGTGAGGGTAATGTACCATATTGAACACTATTGGCAGATCTAAGTTATCTCTTACAAATTCAATCAGCTCTTTAAGATAAAATACATTCAAAGATCCAACAGTAACATACACTTGTAGTTTCAAGTTGACATTGTATTCTTTACCAAACGACTTAAACTTGTTTATGTTTTCAAGTGTTTCTATCCATTTTGCATTCATGCGTTGATATTCAAATCGTTGAGCAATATCATCTATGCTTAGACTAATGGTAATCTCATTAAAGTTCTTCCACACTTTAAAAAACTTTTCTTCGCAAATAGTTGTGTTGGTATTGTACCATATCTTTGTTTGTGCAGGATTACCAAACTCATTGATAATAGAAAGAACTTGTTCATGCTCTTGCTGTAGTAATGGTTCACCGCCGTAGAACTCTAAGTGGTCAATATTCTTTGCCCATGTTTGTAGTATCTCTGCATTGATAGGATCTTTGAACAACTTCTCCCGAGAGTTGTCAGTGTACATTTTAATAACATTAGCATCTGCTAAGTTTAAATCTTTGTGTTCTTTGATCCATTGACTACTTAGGAAAGGAGTACAGATTCTACATTTAAGATTACATAGGTTACTTAATTTTAAATCTAAGCTCTTAGGCGAGTGACGAGGGATATGTGCAAAGAACGTTGTTTCTGGATACAACGTTCCTCCTTCTTCATATTTCCGCATACTCTGCATACCTGCTTTTTCTTCGTCCCAACAGGCTTTGCACCCTGACGGTCTTTCGTTACGAATAAACTGTCCTCGTAGTTCCTGCAACTCTGGTTGATGCCACAACTCGTCAATGTTAACATCTGGTAACTTAGGAACATCATTCTGCCACGATGCATCTCCTACCTTGTACTTACAACAAGGGCGAGCACGACCATCAGGATCAATTTGTAGATGTATAAAAGGATACACACAAAAGTTTTCAGGAACCAATGCTCTAAGGTTCTTAATATATGCAGGAGATTGATTAGCTACTACAGGTGTTAATCCTAAACCAAATTCTTTGTCTAGGTCCTTGGCAATACGTAGTTTGTCTTTAATACTGCTACTGCCAGTTACCTGTATGATAGGAACGTATTGTTTTTTGTCCATTATAGCTTCTCACAGTATTTTGAAAATTGAACATACTCTGGGAATGTTTCTTCAAAGTTTAATTTTCTCTTTTCATCAAACTGCTTGAACCAATGATGAAATATCTTTCTGTTGGCAGTATGGTCGGCTGTGTTGTTTTTCAAACTATCAGACAAGCTCTTTAAAAATATAATGTACTGATCATATCTTCCTGAGAAGTCTGTAGCAATTGGCATACTGTCAACATGTTGTTCCATGTATTCAATTGCATCATCTACATACTTTGCAAACTCAGGTGGTAGCAACATTGGTGCTTGCCACAATGGGTAATTAACAATATTTTGTTTGAAGTGTACGGTCCTGTCATATTTTTTAGACAACTCAGTTGCCCATTGTACAAAATCTTTAGTAGTCGCAATACTCAATGCGTTAATACTCATTAAGAATCCTAGTGTAAACTTTACATCTTTACGTGCAAATAGTTTATGGATGTTTGATTCAAACCTTTCCCAATCTACGCCATTACGAATGTACTCTGCTCTAGCACCGAGACTCTCTGCACTGATTAAGATCTCAATGTCAAATACTTCTGTGAATGCTTCAAGTCTATCCATGAATCTATTAAAATAGTTTGGAGGTGTATTTAGGTTAGTAACAATACATAGAGTAGGTTTGATAGTTGATGGTAAGTGATCCTTTACCATTGCTATCTTCTCTTTCATTAATTCTACGTATTCATAAAACTTAGGAATGATCAACGGTTCGCCACCAATTATATTAATACGATGTATGTGTAGTCTACCTACTGTGTCAAACCATTTCCAAAAATTAGTTTCAAAACTAGGAGCAGGCTTAGGTAGTTCTCTATCGTATTGCTCTTGTGTAATCTCGCCATTCTTAATCATCTCAGATGCCCATTGACTACTGTAGTGATGATTACAATACATGCATTTCATATCGCAGGTATTACCTAGACTAAGTTCAAGCATGTAGGGTCTATTTGCATTTAAGAAACGATCATCCATTGAAGTAACTCTAGCAAGTTCTGTCCTAATGATATCAGGATGGTATTCTTTATCTAGATTTTCTTTTGAAATCATTCCAGCCCTTCTCATGAAATGCCAGAAGTTTTCTGGAATACGTGGACTAGTCATTCCCTGGTCTTCTAAGTTCCAGCAACTACGACAATCTTCGTTCCTGACTCCTTTAATTAAATCCATTCTGCTTTTCTTCAAACGATCGCTATCCAAAAATGCATTAGGACCTTTGGCTTGCAATTCTTCTTCGGTTACAGTATAGGAGGGTGTACGACAACAGCTTCTAAACTCACCACGATCCATTTGAAATATAGGATAGTTCCATTTGAACTCGCAAACGGTATCAATTGGATCTCGTGTCTTTTCTCTTATAGGAATAATAGGAATTAATTTTTCGTTCATAGTTCTTTTGTACACATAATATCAAAGTTACAGTGGCACATTGTCTTATCGCAAACGACAGGTTCTGTAGGTAGAGTCAATTGTTCATCATGTATGTTTCCAATGTTCTCTCCAACCTTACACCATCCGCGGCGTACGGTTCCGTCCATATCAACAATCAATTGTTCTACTCCTGCATAACATTTCCAACCGGACCAATCGTTAGCTTTCTCACTAATGAATCTATGTGCGCTGGCAACTCTTGTAGATCCATCAGCTGCTACAGTTTGCATTGCACCTCTGTAGTAGTCAAAGCTCTTTGTGTATTTGATATGCTTAACAATTAGCTCGTGTTGCTTTTCAAATATCTTCTTTTGAAATTCGTTGTATTCGTATAGTACTTCGCCGAAGTCATGAATTAATGGTTGTAATGCCATTGAGATGTTGCCAATGTTTTTAACTTTGTTAGCCACAGCATAACAGAAGTCAAACTTTTCCGGACTCATCATAATGTTTACATGTGTACGCAAGTCATCGTGTAGAATTTTAACAACTTCAATAAAGTGTTTCTCATCTGCAAACTCAGGATGGAAACTTAGACACACATGATCAAAGTATTGTTTGTTTTCTTCCCACCAACGTAATGTTCTACTACCATTGCTGATAAGTCCTACACGAACACCTTGCTCTGTGCAAAACTTGCACACTTCAATAAAGTGTTTGTACAATGTAACTTCGCCGCCAGTAAACTCAAAGTATATCTTTTTATTAGGATGGGCTGCTTTTACTTGCAAGATAAAGTTCTTGATAGCATCTAGCTCAGGCCATGGGTTCGTAGCATTGTGAAGATCTGTAGGACAATAACTGCATTTAAAATTACAAGTATTACCTAAGCACCAGTTAACCACAAACCATTCCTGGTGTGTAGGATTAGAATGAACTAACTTGATATAAGGATAGCGACTCTTTTCTTGTTTGTCAAATAAAGATTGTAGATAGTCTCTATCATTAATCTTGGTTAAGTCGTCAGCTGATTCAAAGAATTGTTTGCCGGCCTTTGCACCGGAGATTGAGTATTTGCCGAAAATTTTATCACCTGTTGTTTCCCAGATATTTATTCTGTCCTTAGATACAGAATCGTCTGGATTATTTTTTATGTTGTTACAAAGTTTAACAACTTCTCTAAATGCACTGCGCCAAGTGCTAAATGGATCTGTGTTGAATGCTGTTACATTACTAATGCCATCCATTACCTTTAACTTAGGAACAACTGTAGTAGACAAATCTAAAGTTGTCCATTGTTTCATTTTAAGTAATGCACTCTTAGGGAATAATTTAACACCACCATACCCATATACTAAATCGTTAACTGGGTTACGACTCTGCCAGATGTATGTACAATCCCTGTCGAAGATACCTGGCTGGAATCCAAAATCCCAACTGTCTTCCAGGAATGCATCGCCATCAACTACATAGAACATATCTGTATCTGCTACTTCGGCCGCTGCTCTGTGTGCGTTGAAGATTCCTTTGACGCCGTCTACTCTTTTTGCTTGTGGAGCTTTTTCTAAAACACGCTGCCAATTTTCTTCTGCATTGGGCTCGTTGTACGAAATGAATACAACATCTAGATCTTCCAATACCGGGATAACTTCTCCCATTTCTTTACGACCTGTGATTTTTGCACTAGGAGTAACCTTTACTGCCCATACTTTTTCTTTACTAAGTTTTTTATCGAGATACCATACATGTTCGTAGCACAGATCATGTAAAGGAATACGGTAATCAAGATCGTAGTTAAACTTAGGAAGTGCAGGATTTGTCACAATTTCAAACGTAGGTGAAATCGTTCCAGCCCATTCCCATTTCGTAACAGTTTTGTACTTTGGACTAAACTTAACTATCCATTGCTTCGTACGGTCAGCATATTCAGGATCTAACTTATATATCTTATAGGTATCCAACTCCCAGAATGCAGGATAACATACATCTACATCAAATGTAAAAGCATTAACATCTGGGTTTATTTCTACATTAATTTCGGGCATAATGTAGCCCATGTCTTTTGAATACCTGTAGTCAGCACCTTTACGATAACAAGACATTGCCCACACTTTTTCTTCTAGTGGATTCACCCGAGGATCAATATACCAAACTAATTTAAAAGGACTACTGCTACTGCCAAGTTCGTGAGGTAGGAAGGTAAACTCCTCAAAGGTCATTTGAGGATCAAGGTCTGGGTTGATTTCCCAAACTAAAGGAGTGTGATTGAATACTGACATTACATAGTAATTATCAGTGTAGTTAATTACAGTAGGTTAGGTCTGACTAATTTTGTTTTAACTGTTCCACCAGCAGTGAATCCGGTAAAGAAATTTGTAAACGGTGCTAGGGCTTCTAGCTGTGTTACACGATTTACTGTTTCATCGTAGTAATAGGCTGCATTTGCTAAACTGGTCAATGTTCCTTCAATCACAGAGTCACCAGTTTGTTCACGCACTGTATTCATTACAATACTTAAATTGCCTGCGCCATTATCTTTGATTGTGCATATTGAATTTAACGAGTTACCAACACCAAAGTGATAACCAATGGTATTACCTTCAAAGAAGTCTTGTGACTTGATAATGTTACCATCTGTATGATATGTAGCAACTTCACCGGTAATCTCAATGCGATACACTTCGTCCCATGTACCAAAACTGTTTACTGTTCCTAATTGAGATAGTGTTGAGTTTACACCAAGTCCAATAGTTAGATACTTGATGCCGCCAATCCAGTCATAGCTGAATCCAATAACCTCATTCATAAATCCGTGAGCACTAATCCAAGATCCTAGATGTTGATCTCGTACATTTCTAGTAATAGAGATTGGAATACGTGCAACAATATCACCAAGGCTAGTATCCAATGGATGAATAAGGACTGTAGCTGTTGTAGAATATACTCCGTTGCTTCTTCCAACAGGATTAAAAATTACTCTAAAATTATCGTATTCGTCGCCAGGGATATTTGGCACGTATGAGAATCCATCAACAGGATCTATTGATACATCAAATCCTCTGTAATTTCCACCTGCGTGATCTACAACAAAGTCCTGCGTCATTAAGGCTGTAGTGGTAGTGGTTGTTATCCAACTGTTAGGTTCTATGCCGCCAATATTAATTTCTGTGAACAATACCACAGGATTAACGTTAGAAGTGACATAGATATAGCCTCTATTATATCCCGGAGTATCTCCAAAATATTGAACTGTAAAGCTACTAGAACTGATTGGGGCAATAACCATTGTGGTGGTACTTACTGTTCCTACATCATATCCATTGCCTGCACCTGTTAATGTAATATCAGAGATTGTACAGGTAAGAGTTGAGTTGTTACGTAGTACAATAGTTCTAACATCGCTGCCAGATCCTGTTGCAAAAGTAAACGGAGCAACTGGATCAATAGGAGCACTTAAAAATCCACCAACTAACTGTGGCTGTGGGATAGGAGCCTGAACTCCACCAGTTTCGCCCGTACTGTATGTGGTATAAACGTCTGCACGAACTCGTAGGTTAACCACAGTATCTTGCTTCTTTCCTTTGCCACCACCCTTCCACTTGCCGCCACTCTTCCATTTTCCTTTGATCGAGCCCTTTGTCTTTTTAAGTTTGCTAAATCCTGCAATGAAGTTAACCGTTATCGAAATAACAGAG